AAGTACAGATTGGCGTGTGCTACACACCCAAGCCCCCGAAGATGGACGAGTTCGACGAACAAATCCAAGAAGCGTTACTTGGCATCAGATCATTCAAGTACACCATGTTGCACGATATATGGATTGCGTTTCTATATTGCTTTGGCGGTATAGCTTTCATCGCATTCTGGACATGGGTGAGAAACAAATGATGTTGTTAGATGTTGTCATGTATAGCATGGCATTGATCTGCGCCGTGATGAGTGGGCTTATTGTCATGCTCATCATTTGGATAACTTATTTGATCATGACCCATGACTGAAAAAATAGTTAAGATGAAACGAGTGCGTAACAAGCGGGTCACAGTAGATGTGTGCGCAGACATCGAGAAGATACGTGACCGACTACAACAAGATACAGGCGTGAGGATGACATACGTCCAAACGTTTGACTTCTTAATCCACTTCTACATGAAGCATGCCAATGAACCGAAGACAAGGTGGAGACCACTAGAATGACTGACGAAGAAATTATAGAGAAACTAATGAATAACACGTGGTGGCCCTTTGATCAAGTTGATCCTAAGTTAATACGGATAGCGGATGAAAGGCTACGCCAAAAAGAAATCAACGACATGGAGGAAGCACCATTATGAAAGATCCCGAAGATGAAGAGTTCGAGCGCATTGAGCGTGAACAAAAGAGAATCAAAGGCGAGGTGAAATTTTTATCTCAATAGCTACGCAATGCGGTGCTTGAAGAAGTGGCGCAAGAGATTGAGAAGTTCAAAGCATTCGGTGCTGACACCATTGCATCATTCACAGTTTACATAAGGAGCATGAAGAAATGACTAAAGATATTGAAGAAACAAGAGAGATGATGGAGAAGACCCAAGAGATCACGAGGCTCATGGCTAAACTTGAGAGCGTACTGCACGATCAGAAATCGCACATTGTTGCCTCTGCCTTGGTGAGTTACTTGTCTGCGTTGATCCACAAGCATGACGTACCACTAGGTTACATGTTAGAGAAGTTAATAGAAAACGTATACGCCTACAGAGAAGGAGATGCAAATGATTAAAGCGTTCGCCGACCCACACAACACACAGGAACATGGCATGGAGTTACGCGATTGGTTTGCAGGGCAAGTACTATCGGGACTTTTAGCGAACCCCGAAACTAAACCCGACAGTATTTTAATTTGTAAAGCATCTTACAAGATAGCAGATCAAATGCTCAAAGCAAGGGAGAGCAATGAATAAGACACACGGAGGTAAGCGCGAGGGCTCAGGCCGTAAGCGCACTGCAATCAACGGAAGACGAGCGCAGATTCTACGTGCACAGGGTATGTCTTATCGTGAGATAGCCGAGCGGTTTGAAGTACCCAAGCATGTGATAACTTATTATTTCAATTTCATATTACCAACGGAGAAATAACATGGCAACAAGGAAGAAAGCAAACGACGTACAGGTAGGCGGTGCACACTACAAAGACAAGGCAATCCAACCATGGGACTATATCTTAGCCAACGAGCTTGGGTATCTAGAAGGCAACGTGATCAAGTACGTGTCAAGATGGAGGGACAAGGGTGGTATAGATGATCTGCATAAGGCGCAACACTACTTGGCTAAACTCATCGAATGGGAAGAACAATGAACCTGATAACCATAGACTTTGAAACATACTATAACAAGTCTGACTTCAGTCTAACCAAGATGACAACCGAGGAGTACGTGCGTGACCCAAGGTTTGAAGTCATAGGCGTGGCTGTAAAGGTTAACGACGAACCGACCGAGTGGGCTAGCGGTACGCACGAACAAATTAAGAAGTGGCTACATAGCTTTGACTGGGCTGCAAGTATCGCCCTAGCACACAATATGATGTTTGACGGATTTATTCTGAGCCAACATTTTGGTATCGTGCCGAAAGTTTACGCGGATACTTTGTCCATGGGGCGTGCTCTGCATGGTGTCGAGGCCGGTGGTAGTTTGAAGGCCATGGCGGAGCGGTATGGGATTGGCGCTAAGGGTACGGCGGTGGAGGATGCGTCAGGGTTTAGACGTGAGGACTTTTCTCCCGAGGACTTGAGCACGTACGGTGACTACTGCATCAACGATGTGGAACTAACCTATAAGTTGTTCGCCATAATGATGAGAAACCAGTTCCCCAGGATTGAGCTTAAACTGATTGATTTAACACTACGTATGTTCTGTACGCCAAAGCTCGATCTGGATCTGGCCTTGTTGGAGCAACACCTGAAAGATGTTAAGGACAAGAAGAACATACTGCTACTACAAGCGGATGTCGACAAGATAGATTTAGCGTCTAACCCCAAGTTCGCACTGCTACTACAAAGCGTGGGCGTGCAACCCCCCATGAAGATCAGCAACGTAACCGGCAAGGAAGCGTATGCGTTTGCCAAGAATGATGAGGAGTTCAAGGCATTGGCTGAACACCCTGACCTACGCGTACAGGCATTGGTCGCCGCGAGACTCGGGACTAAGAGCACACTAGAAGAAACTAGGACAGAACGATTCATTGGTATCGCCAAACGTGGGCTCATGCCTGTGCCGTTGAAATACTACGCCGCCCATACCGGAAGGTGGGGTGGTAGCGACAACTTGAATCTACAGAATCTGCCTAGTCGTGGGACTAACGCGGGTCGTCTAAAGAAAGCTATCCTTGCACCGGAAGGATACGTGATCATTGACTCTGACTCATCTCAAATTGAAGCAAGAACATTGGCTTGGTTAGCCGGACAGAACGACTTAGTGGAGGCATTTGCGAATGGCGAGGATGTATACAAAATCATGGCATCTGCTATCTACGGCAAGAAGCCGGAAGATATCACAAAGGAAGAACGTTTCGTCGGTAAAACAACGATCCTTGGCGCGGGTTACGGCATGGGCGCGCCAAAATTTCAAGCGCAACTCAAAACTTTTGGTGTTGAAGTTGAGGCTGAAGAAGCACAACGTATCGTACATACGTATAGGACTACTTACCCACAAATTGTTTCTTTATGGAAGCAAGGACAAAATACCCTACAAGCCTTGGCTTCAAAGAGCACCACGGTGTTGGGAAGGGAAGGAGTTCTCACCCTTGTACCCATGGAGAACGCTATTAAGTTACCAACAGGTTTACTCATGCGGTACAACGAGTTAAGGGCTGTACGAGAAGAGAAGGGTATCCAATACCAGTACAAGGTGCGCGCCGGATGGAACAAAATCTACGGAGGTAAGGTCATTGAGAACGTGTGTCAAGCTATTGCTAGGTGCATCATTGGTGAGCAGATGATCCGTATATCCAAACGATACGACGTGGTGCTGACTGTGCATGACGCTATAGCGTGTATTGCCAAAGAACACGAAGCGAGCGAGGCCCAAGCCTACGTTGAAGAATGTATGCGGTGGACACCCGACTGGGCTGAAGGCTTACCAATCAACTGCGAATCCGGCATGGGGAGGAGCTATGGAGATTGTTGATGATTAACATAGTTGATTGCCCTCAATGTGGTAGGTTGTTTAAGCAAGATGAGCCATGGAAACGGTTATGTATTGGGTGTTACATTTCGGGAAAGAAAAAAGAATCCCCAAGACCCCAAGAAAGACCGCGTGCTCATCAACCGATAGACAACGACATGTTGAAAAGATTGATTATGCTATGTCACCCCGATAAGCATGGGGGGTCTAAGATGTCGGTAGAGATAACTCAAAAACTTTTAAGGATGAGAGACAAATGACTAAGCCACTATCGTGGTCATACTCAAGCATTAAGTTGTTTGAACAGTGCCCTAAGAAGTACTATCACCTGCGTGTCGCCAAAGATGTTAAAGAGCCTGAGACTGAAGCCATGACTTATGGTACGCAGTTTCATGAAGCGGCTGAGTTCTACATCAAAGAAGACAGACCACTACCCCCGCAGTTTAACTATGCCAAGTCAGCACTTGATAGCTTAAAGCAAATGAAGGGCGAGAAGATTTGTGAGTACGAGATGGGGCTAACCGAAAACCTAGAGCCATGCGGGTTTCGTGTACCGGAAACATGGTGGCGGGGTATCGCCGACTTGATCGTTATCAACCATGAAACAGGTGAAGCGCGGGTGCTAGATTACAAGACAGGACGTTCTGCCAAGTATGCCGACACAGGTCAACTTGAGTTGATGGCGTTGGCTGTGTTCAAGCACTTCCCCCACGTTAAAAAGGTCAAAGCCGGACTGCTCTTTGTGGTGGCGAATGCGTTCATTAAAGATTCCTATGGGGCTGATGACCAAGATAGACTTTGGCTAAAGTGGTTAAGAGAATACAATCGAATGAAAAGCGCATACACACATGATGTATGGAATCCAAAGCCATCAGGCCTTTGCAAAAAGCACTGTCTTGTGTTAGATTGTGCACATAACGGAAGGAATTGAAATGCCCTATGTCAACAAACCAAGACCCTACAAAAAAGAATACGAAGAACAAAAAGCTAGGGGAGAAGAAAAGCGCCGTATGGAACGCCAACGAGCAAGGCGAGCTATTGATAAGATGTACCCTGATCGAAATAAAAACGGCGAGGCCGATATCAGAGAAGGTAAAGATGTTGCACACGTCAAGGCCTTGGATAAAGGTGGTTCTAACAAGCAAGGCGTCTTTATAGAATCTGCAAGTGGCAACAGAGCGTTCAAGCGTGACTCAAAGAGTAACCTAGTGCGCGAGACAACAAAGAAAGAAAAAGGCGAGAAGAAGTTAAGTAAAGTCGTTAAGCTGAAAAAATAAAAACAATCAGCAACAGGAGAAATTTTTGCAAGTTGTAGACAACAAACTATTACTATTAAATCTCAAAAACCCCAACAAAATAACGACAGTCATACCTAAAAGCAAAGTGGTGCGTACTCACGAGACGCACTCTGAGGTAGCCGTCAAATGGGGTCTTGATGAAGCACACACCTTAAAAGGTTTGGTGAAGAACGTGCCGTCTCCAATCATGGGGCAGTACCAATGGACAGGTATGTACAAGCCGTTCGACCATCAGAAAACAACTGCCGCTTTTTTGACCATGAATCCTAGAGCCTTTTGCTTGAACGAGCAAGGCACAGGCAAGACCGGTAGCGTGATATGGGCGGCTGACTACCTCATGAAGATTAAGAAGGTAAGACGTGCGCTCATCATTTGCCCGTTATCCATCATGGATTCTGCGTGGCGAACAGACTTGTTTAAGATTGCCATGCACCGCACAGTAGACAT